AGCGCTGTCTTTAGTTTCTTGAAAATTTAAAACTTCTTTTTCTCCAGGCTCTACATCTGGATTTTTTTCTCTTAATCTTCGTGCTACAGTTCTAATTTGTTCATAATTAGTTCCAAATTTTTTTGCTGTGTCTGCGTATTTACTACGCATTAAGTGCGGATTTTCTAAAAGATACTCTCTGATTTGATCATTTAAAGACATATTATAAAGTGTTGGTTATTCCTCAATTCCATAGCCATGCTGGCTTTTGAGCACTAAATTAGTAGCTTTAAGTGTGTGTTTTTTACGACTACCAATTAATTTTCTAACAACTTTACTAACAGTATCTTTATTTAAAAATATTTCTCCTTTGTTTTTTCCTTTAACTACTATATCTTCAATAGTATATTTAAGTCCCTTAGAGTCCTTAAAGGTCCAATCTGATAACCAAATAGGAATATTATACTTACTTGAAATGTTAATCATTATTTTTTTACTATTGTTAATGTAGGCCCTAAAACACTACATACCGCATAAAAGTATATAGGTTTATTTACATTTCCAAAAGTATTAAATAATCCGTTGTTAGCCAAACTTAATGTGCTTTGACTTGTAAAAGTGTCTGTAAGTAGTCTAAAAACATTACCACCTGTAGTATCTGTTATCACACCTGTAGAAACTGTAAAAGTCAAATCCTCTATAGATTTAAAACTCCAATGTAAACTAATTACAGATGACGTTCCTGAGCCATGATAGTGATTTATAATTATATCTTTTAGAGTGGATCCAGTATTTAAAGTAAATATATTTTCTACTGTATTTACTGTAGATAGTATCCTCCCAGAAATATTGTTTACATCATCTCTTGTATTTATTGTATCTGTTTTTAGATTTGTTTTCGGAGTTGTTATATCTTTTTCAATTCTTCTTGCAGTAGCAGCATCAGATAATTTTTGTTCTGTAGTTTTATATGGCGATACTGCCATTGGAGTTGTAACTATTTTTCTATCTACAATATATCTAGATCTACTTTTTGATAATTTACTATATTTATCTTTAATTAAAGGCATATTTTTTATTTATGATAATGTTACATATCCTCCATAGATTCTGTCTGCATCTTGATTACCAGGAGTTATTTTAATTGCTAGATATGTTCCAGTATCATCTGTAGTGGACACATCTACTATATTTATTTCTTCTCCTAAGTTGCCAGTACCTTTACTCGTTTCTGTTGCTACATTTGGATTTTTTGCATATACAATAACTGTTGCATCATCTCCGCTACCATATGTAGTTACAGCTGTTGCTGTTGCTCCAAATGGAATTAAAACATGAGCGTAAATAACAGCAGATGCTGTTTTATCTATTACTCCTCCAGTATCGTATATTAAATTTCCTTTATCAGATACAAAATCAGAAGGTAGTATCCAAATTTTTGTATAACCATGATATGCTTTGTGTAAATTAGTATTTATACCAATATCTCCATTATTATCTACAACTAAAACATTATTATCTGTCTTTGTTGGTAGACCTTTTAATCTTATTTTATTTAACCATTTGAACATTATTCATTGGAATCTAAATCTATATACTCTATTGTAACTTCTTCTCCTTTTTCAATTGCTCTTGCAATAGGAGAATAAACTCTTTTGTAGGCATTTCTAGATTTTCCTATAAAACCATCTTTAATAATAATATTGTTTTCCTGGCTGTCCCCTAAAAGTAAACATCCTGCACTATGGTCATCTGTATTACCACAATGTATAAGGATGTATTCAAAATTAGGAACATCTCTTACCCATAACATTCCTTTATGTATACCTGGGAATCTTTTAGCATACTTCTGTGTCATCCCCCCTACAGTTCTTAATGTTATGTTAAATTTACCAGCAGGTACTCTAGTTTCTCCTCTAACTTTTAAAGCTCTACGCTCATCTTCTAATGTATAACATAAGAATTTTAATCCTAAATCGTTTTCTTCAAAAAGTAAGCCAGAAGTTGAGTCCTCCTGGCTACTAAATCTTAAAACTTTAAGTTTCATGACTATTAGTTATCTATAGCATCATTAATTAAATATTGAACTTTTTGATCTGCAGTTGATGCAGTTACTTTAATGCTACTACCACTAGCATCACTATTTAACTCCATAGGAGTAAAAAAACATTCTCCTGGTTTTAAATCTGCCATTTCTAAAGCAGAGCCTTCAGATTCGCTAGCTTCTACTTCTACGGGATAATCTGTATCTACATTTTTAATAAATACATATACTCTATCATCATTTACATCTGCTAGTGCTAATTCACTACCACCACTTTGAGCTAAATGCTCTCCTGTATAAAGAGCTTGAGCTGTTGTATTAGATGTAGAAGTAAAAGATGGTGAATATGTAAATACAACTACACCGTTCTCATCTGTTAATGTAAAGCTTCCTGAAGCTGTGAATGTTGTTGACATTGTTGCCATATCTATTCTTTTTTATATTATTAATTATGCGTTTGAATCTATTTCCACTGCAAAATACTCTACAGTAACTGCTGCCGTATCTGCAATAGCATCTATAACACCAGTATCTCTAAGAATAGTAAAAAACCACTCTCCTGGCTCTAATATAGCTATAGCATTATCAGCATCATCTACCATACTTACTGTTACAAAATTTGTGTCATCAAGATTTCTTACATATACCACCTTACCATAAGTTGGGGCAGCCATAATGACGGTTCCTCCAGTCGCTACATCCAACCTACCTGTTTGTACTTGATCAATACCTGTAATGTCTAAACTAAAAGCTCCAGATTGTGATTGTGAATATCCAGTACTTGAAGTAGCTGAACAACTTATACTTGCGTTAAATGTATAATTTTTTGCCATTGTTTTATTTTTTTTACAAAATTAAGAAATTATTCCTTACTATCTATAGAATTTTTTATTTTTTTTATTTCTTCACACTTTTCATATTCTTCTAATTCACAAAAGTAATCTATTAAATCATCAAAAGTATCATCACTAATATTATCTGATTTAGGATTGTAAGGTAAATAACATCCATTATATTCAAATAACTCATCAAAAGTTAGTTTATCAGTGATTAGTAAATAAGCATTAGTCATTGCTTCACGATACAATTCCTCTTCATCCTGTTTTAATTTTTCTTTAAAATTATCCATTACTTTTTGACCTTTTCAAGAGATCTTCCTCCGAAGTAAGCCCCAATTACAGTGATAAGAACTAATTGTAATAGATCTGTCCATTTATCCTCTACATTAAAAGCTATAGCTCCAGCATCAATAAATATCATTAATACTGTAGATATAACTAAGAATGCTAAAGTCATTGGTCTTATATTTTTTGATAACCACGAATCAGAGTTCATATCAGATTTCCAACGATCCGTTATTGTTTTCTCCATCTCTACTTCATAATTAGAGATTAGTTCTTTTACTTTTAACTCTGCATTTAACTTCTCTTCTTTTGATGTATGTAAGTTATTTATAACTCCTCCTACACTTTTAACTAATTCACTAGCTCCAGAACTAAATATTTGTGTTAATATACTCATAATTAATATGTTAAATTGTTTATAGTAGTAATAGTAGTTTTTTCATTTAAAAATCACTCATTCATTGTTCGTCAATAAATTCTTGCACATCTTCTAGTTTAATTCCTATTTTAAATCTTAAACAAGCTTGATATCTTTTAACTTCTTCTTCCTTAAAAATTATTATTGTAGGTACATTTTGTATCTTATATTTCTTTTGCATATCTGCTAGCATTTGTTTATCTGATATAAGTATTCTTGTAACTCCACAGTTTTCTAAACTATCTAACCAAACCACACTATTACCTTTATTCCAATAAGCATTAAACTCTACCACACAAATTTCTTGTTTACAGAATTTTGTTTGTCCAAGAGCATTTCCAGACATTAATAGTAGTAGAAATAATACAATTAAATAAGTTCCAAGTATTTTCAAAATTGGATCTTTCATCTTAAGTTATCTATTTTATCTTCCATACGTTTTAAATCTTCTTTAATTTCCTTAACATCTTCCAGAGTATTCATAATAGTTTGACGTATTAATTCATCTTTCATGTCAAATTCTATCCTTGTTACATCTGGTTTTGGTAATTCTTTGGCATCATTTATATCACCTTGAAGTATAAACCACATACTTATAACCGTTGCCATAGCAGCACTAATACCTATAAGTGTTTTTATACTTACATGAAATCCAGTATGTTCATTTAACTCTTTAGTCATTATTCCCAAAACATTTTAATTATTAATCCTATTGTTATAACATAAATAACCCATAAGGCTTTACTCATAATCTTACGATAAGAGGTATTTCTATTAACTCTTGCTGTTACCCCATGATCGGGATCTAATAATTTCTCAGTTAACATATCTAACTTAGAATTTATTTTATCCATTTTATCTTCCATTGAATTCATTCTCTGTTCCATTAATGATATTTCTTGTGATAAGGTAGCCATTATACCTCAAATCCAAAGTTTAATATCATAAGTCTTAATTTTGAACATTTCTTCTTATCGCACAAACATACTTTTATTTCTAATACTGTGACTCTACCAAGTCTTATTTCTACATTATACTTAGCTTGTTTATTACCTTGTTGCCAACTGTTTATCCAATTCATTTTTTTTATTTTTTATTTTTATTTTATTTTACGCAGCCGGTACATCTAATTCTATATCGCCGCTTGCCATATTTGTCATAGTCATATCATTGCTACCCGCATTATCTTCAATTGTAGGATATGTGTCACCATCCCCCATTCGCCACCAATGTTGTAAATCACCACTATTATCATAGTTACCAGAGTCAGATGATAAGTCAATAGGTTCTCCACTGTTATATATCTGCGCAATAGCATCCGCGTCTAAAGCTACATCCCAAATTGCTA